GTTCTGGAACTGGTGTAAATCACTGCTCACTTTTACAGTATCAATTAAGTGGTTCAACAGTAAATTGGCAGATAAGGAACACTAGCACAACAGCAGCAATAAAAATATCAATACAAGTTTTCGTATTATATGCTAAAACTGGTTTAATTTAGTTTAGCTTTATGGGAGGTTATACCAATGAACATATTTATGAAATCTGCTTTAATAAGAGCAGTAAGAACAGTATGCCAAACTGCAATAGCTATGATTGGAGCAGCTACTGTTATGAGCGAGGTAGATTGGGTAATGGTAGGTTCTGCTTCACTGCTCGCAGGTATCTTATCTATATTAACTAGTATTGCTACTGGATTGCCAGAAGCGAAGGAGGTAGAATAAATGAGTGATATAATTATAGTTGCTTTAATAACTGGTGCTTTTGGTTTCTTTGGCAATTGGGTAATAAATAATAAAACATTAGCAGTAATACAAGAAAGATTATCACAGTTAGAGAAAAAGCAAGATAAGCACAATCAGCTAATAGAAAGAATGTATAATTTAGAAAAAGATGTTGATGTAGCTTTTGAGAGAATTAGAGAAAACTCCGAAGATATTGATAAGCTTGAAAAACATTCATAGTAATAAATGGTATAATAAGCTTGCTGAAAAAAAGTTTTTTGCGAGTTTGTGGTATGATATGTGGTATAAAAATCACAAGATGCTGCAATTTCAAGGGTTCAGAGCTTTAAAAAACTAATGAATGGGATTATTATCTATATGAGTAGGCTGCGTGAAAGCGTTGAAAACACTGGGTTCTGGCATCTGTCAGAACCCTATTTTTTATTGCGTTTGTGGTAAGAATGTGGTATATTCCACACAAGGAGGTATAAACAAATGAAGTATTCTTCTTGGAGCGTAAGACAGATAGAAAAGAAAAAAGGAAAGGTTTGGCAAGCTCGCCTTAAATACAAAGATTTTGCTACTGGAAAGTGGAAAGAAACAAGTAAGATACTTCCAGAAGCGAAAGGTGTTAGAGAAGCGAAGAAAGCAGCAGAAGCTTGGTTTGATGAGATGAATGAAGCAGCTGCAAACTCTCCCAACATAGAAATGGATAAGACAGTTGGCGAGATGGTATTGAACTTTCTTGACTACCAATATCAAACAGGTGCTATTGAACTTTCTACTTATACAATGGAGAAAAGTGCTTATAACTCAATTATAAAGAACTATATTGGCGATTATTCTTTCATTACTTTTGATAGAGATGCTGTTAATGCTTGGCTTACTAAACTTAATGCAAAAGGATTATCCCAGAGTGCTATTGGAACTGGTTTCTATACAGTAAGAAAGGTATTCAACTATTACTATGAAACTGGTGAGCTTTTGAGAAATCCTTTCAATGGTGTGAAGCCTCCAAAGAAAGGTAAGCCTAAAACAACTCATTTAACAAAAGAGCAAATGGACAATTATCTTGCTGCTGTTTATAGCGAGTATGAGCCGAAAGATGGAATGTATATAGCTCTATTGCTTGCTTTTTATGCAGGATTAAGAAGAGGTGAGATATGTGGATTAAGATGGCGAGATGTTGATTTAGTTTCTGGAACACTTTCTGTTGAAACGGCTATTGGTGATATAAATGGAGTGTATAGAGGATATACAAAGCAACCAAAGAACCAAAGCTCAATAAGAACTTTTCCAATAGTTCCACAACTGATTAACGCACTCAAAGAACGCAAGAAAGCTATTTACGCAGAACCACATTGGTTTGTTTGTGGCGAAGAAGATGAGTTCTTAACACCTAGAAGTTTCAGCAGACAGTTTAAATCTCTTGTAGATAGAAACAATCTGGTTGATGCTTATGGGAAATCTTTAACACCACATATGTTAAGGCACAATCTTGGTTATATAGGAATAAGAAGTGGTATGGATATTGCTTCTCTTTCTAGAATGTTTGGACACGCTTCAAGAGCTATGACACTAGATACTTATGGAGATGCGAGCAAGGACGCTATGGTTCTGGCAAGTGATAAGCTTGGAAAGAAGTTTGATAAGGAAACAGAAAACTTTAAAAGGGTAGATATAGAACCAGATTACTTTCCAGAAGAAGAAGAAGAATAGTTTGCGGAATTGCTCGCTTACTAGATGCTATGAAGCTACCATTTCCGCACGCATTGTAAGACAGTGTATTATTCAGTAAGATTGGACAAGACACTTCAATAGTATAGGAGCAAAAGTTATATAAATAGGGAAGCTTGGGAGGGGTTTGCGAGCTTTTTAAAAACTTCGCTTCGCTCGTTTTTAAAAATCTCTTATTGGGACTTTTCCCTAGGAAGTATCCAGAAGTGAAGAATAAAAGAAAGCGAGTAAGCTCGCCTAGTAGAAACATTAGGTTGAGCTTACTCGCCTTATTTTTTTGCTTACTTCTGGAACTTACCAAGAAAGCAGCTCGTCCATAAGGTTATCTGCTTCTTTTACTTTTGGAGCATTTTCAAAATCAATTTCATCTTTGTAAGCATTAAAGAAGAAGTTTTTAGCAGCGAAGGTATCTTTTACTTTAATCATCTTACCATCTGGTTTATCAACTCTTTGTTTTTTCTTCTGCTCTTTTCCCTTCTTATCAGTATAGATAATAGGATTTCCATTTTCATCAAGAACAACAACAGTTTTCTGCTCTTTCTGCTCCTTAACGGCTACTGCTTTGAACGCAGCTTTGCTTTCTGCATCGTTATGGTAGGTTTTGATATAATCCATCATCTGTTCCATAGTCAGCTTCTTATAATCCAGTTTAACTTTTGCCACGGTGCTTCCTCCTTTTCATTACTTGCGGTAATTGGCTTACTAGCTACTATTATAGCAATTTTTGTCCAATTTACTACCCTACTGAATAAATATATACAGTAGGGTAGTAATTTGGACAATTTTTTCAGTTTTGCACCAACTTTTTAGAGCTGAATATGGAAAAAATTACTTATTACTGGAAGATATGGAAAAAGTTCTTTTTAGATATGGAAAAAATCATATATAAGAACTAACCAAACTTCATATACAAATATTATGTAGATAGCCCAAAAAAGGCTAGATACTAGCTCTGCCTTTTGGCTTGCTCGCTTTGGTGCTCGCCTGCAACAGCAGAGCTAGCTAGTAATAAGTTTTTAGGAGGATTAAAAAATGAATAGAAACAGATTTCCTAATCAATACAAAGTGGTAATTAACAAAGAGAAAGTAAATCAAAATGACAAAAGGATTTATTTTATTGCTTACCAAGACACGATTGAAGAAGCAGCAAAGAACTTAACTGGCAACGAGTTTAAACTTTATATCTACTTTCTTTCAAACCAAGACGCATACGAGGACTTGTTCTCACCAAGCTTCTTCGGCAACTCATACGGCACTTCGGCAGACACTGCACGCAAGCTGTTCCAGAAGCTAATAGAGAAAGGATACTTGCAAAAGACAGAAGAGCACACCTGCGAGTTCTATGACAAACCACGCAAGAAGCTGAAAGTTAAGGTTCCACGCAGACTAGTTGTTGATGATGATGGAGTAGCTTATGAGCTTACTTATGAAGAGCTTTGTGAAGCACTTAAAGCTTACTCAAAAGAAACTATTGACTACTACTGGAATAAAAGTGAGGAAGTATAGCTATGAAGATTAAAGAGATTAACACACCCGATGCGGCCGCCGCAGAGAAAGATTACTACACCAAAGATGAAATCCAAAGTGCTTTTGATAAAGCTATGAACTTTATACTAGATGCAACCAAGGAAAACACAGATGCTATGTTTGATGATTACTTCTATCTGAAAAGAAGAATTGAACAACTAGAAAATACTGTTAAAGAACTTGAAGAACAAGTAGATAGATACTTACTTAAAGAAAAAGAAGCTAGAAAAAGAGCTGCACTGGAAAGGCTGAATAGTGGTTTCTATGATTTTGAAGAAGAGGAAGAAGAAGAGGAAGAGGAAGAAAAAAATTGAAAAAGTTTGGACGAAAAAAATAAAGTGAGCTTTAACAATTTCCACATTCTATTGAAGGAAAGTTCATAGTAATTACCTTCTATAATCTTTTAAAATGTCTTTTAAGTATTCATTGTAAAACAGCACGCTTAAACTACCAAACAGTGCTGCAATATTCTCCTTTTAGTTAGAGTAGCTAGTTATTACTAACTAGCTACTTATTTTTAACTAAAAGTTTTTCCAAGTTTTTGGACCAATTTTGTTAAGTGTTCATTCTCAATTTCCACATATTAGTGAAGAACAGAGAGAAAAAAGATTTTCTCTTAAAAATCACAGTATTCAAAAGGAGGTATTGAGATGAACAATACATTAAAAGAAAATTGGTTGCCAATTAAAGGCTATGAAGGTAGTTATGAGGTTTCAGACCTAGGAAGAGTAAGAAACACACGCACTGGACGTATTCTTAAACAAGATAATTCAGTTAGAGGTTATCATAGAGTATCTTTGTGTGTTAATGGTAAGCAGAAATGTTTTAGAGTGCATAGATTAGTTTTGATGACTTTTGCTCCTTGTGATGATATGGACAAATTGCAAGTTAATCATATCAATGAAAATAAAGATGACAATAGGCTTATAAACCTAAATTGGATGACCAACAAAGAGAACTGCAATTGGGGAACAAGAAACGAAAGGTTAAAAGAACACCCAACTTGCAAAGCAGTAGCACAATATGACAAAGAAAATAACTATATAGCTACTTATAGAAGCTCAAAAGAAGCTGAAAGACAAACTGGAATAAATCAAAGTAATATCTGTAAAGTAGCAAAAAATGTAAAGCATTTTAAAACAGCAGGAGGATATATTTGGAGGTATGTAGAAGATGAAAGATAGAACACCAAGAAAAACGCTTGGAATTAAGATTAGTGAAGAGTTTTATAACGAGGTAGTTGATTATGCTCACGAAAACTATATGAACATAACAACACTAATCAAAAGAGCATTAAATGAAACATACGGATTGGTAGAAAGTAAGAAAAGCAAGCCTACTAGCAACCAGTAGGCTGCAAGCTCGCAAACACAAAAGGAGGAATTGATATGGCAGTAATTATGTTTTTACTTGAATTAGTTGGAACTTTTTTCGTTTTCTTTGTTATCGCTACTGGACTAATGTGTTTAGGAATAGTAGTAAGTGGTATTTTAACATACTTATTTAATTTAATTTTCAGCAAAGAAACTTGGACAAAGTTTATAAAGCACGATAAATAAAAATTGACTTATATTAGGAGGAACGAGTAATGGAAGATTATAAAGACATTAGTTATTCAAATGAAGATGAACTCTATGACTACAAAGAACTTGTTGGTGATAGAAGTTGGGAAAGAATGGAGTTTTTAACCAACTGGTTAAAGGCTCAAAACAAAAAAGAGATGGAAGAATTACTCAAATTACACCATTGGGAGGAATAATTATGGACAATAAACCTGCAATTAACGCAAACATTAAACCAGAAATACTTGAAAAGATAATTGAAAAGTATGGTGAAGAAAATATAGAGATTTTTCAACCAGACGAACCAGTAGAACTACTGGATAGTTCTGGCAAAGGAACTGGTATTTGTATTTAATAGGAGATTGAAAAAATGGCACTTACTGCAAAGAATAAACTCTTTGTAGAAGAATATGTAGCCAATCATTACAATGCAACGCAAGCTTATATGACTATTTATAATTGTGATTACAATACTGCTAATAGTAAAGCTTGTAATGTTTTAAAGAAGCCAGAAGTTAAAGAATATATGAAAGAAGTGCAAAGAGAACGCACTGAACGCCTAAATATAACTGCTGATAGAGTGTTAGAGGAATTAGCTTCAATTGCCTTTGCTGAAAAGGGTGATGCAGATATACCTGCTGCTGCTAAAAACAAGGCATTGGAGCTAATTCAGAAGCAGATTGGAGCACAAGCACCAACCAGAGTTGAAGCAGATGTGAATAATCAGGTGGTATTCATTGATGACACAAATACGATTGAGTGAGAAGATTGGAAAAGGATATTCTAGCTTCTGGAACTTCAAAGGAAGATACTTGGTTGTTAAGGGCAGTAGAGCAAGTAAGAAATCTACTACTGCTGCTATGAAGCTTATTTATAACCTTATGAAGTATCCACTTTCTAACGCATTAGTAGTAAGGCAAGTATTCAACACACAAAGAGATAGCACATTTAAACAGCTTCAATGGGCAACGGCTAACCTTGGTGTTTCTCACTTATGGAGATTTACTGTTTCTCCATTAGAAGCTACTTATATACCAACTGGACAGAAGATTTACTTCCGAGGATTA